TGCTCTTGAATCTTTAAGCCAAGACCAAAGACTTCCATCGTTTACGCCTCCGGTGTGGGCTTGGCCTGTGCCGCCGCTTGTGCCACGTGCATCAACCGCGCCTTCGTATGCTCGAACATCTGTGACAACTGCCCCGCCGCCTTCAAGTATCGCATCTCCATCTTTTGCAAATCGTGTGGCTGATGAAACGCCATTGCCATTTGCCCTGCCATATCCGTTCGTTCACCCATGCGCATGATGCTGGCTTCACGGTCCATCAAACGTAACTCGGCCCATGTCCACAACGTCATCGCAAACGCTTCCCCCGCTACCACGCGGACGGGTTGCCCCGTTTCCCGCGACACTTCAACTATCACCCGCCGTACTAACTGTTCAGCATCCCACGGCACGGCGACGGAATGACCCGTCGCCTCCGTTAGTTTTTTTCCGTGCGCTCCGCTAACATCGCCTCGACTTCGGCAATCTGATTGCGACTTAACTGCACCAATGCCGCAATCTGGTCCACGGTCAACGCGTCAATTTCTTTGGCCTTTAAATCAGGACAGCTAAACCGCACCACATCCAACAACGCGCCCAACATGTTTTCAGCGTTGTCGGATGCGGCAGAAACCGCCGCAATCTTATGCGCGGCGGCTCCCGTCAACGGTCGCACGACAATCTCCCGTCCAAACAAAGTCACACGCGGTAGGCGTGCGGGATTTACAAGGTCGTCCAGATTAATCGTCGGCATGATTTCGGTTAGACGGTGGTGAGGTATTCAATGCGGAACGGCGCTGTGCCAACCGCAGTAAAGCCAGACAGCGCGGTATCAAGACGCGCCTCAATCTCAATCGCAATTGCGACTTCGGCTCCGTCCTGTCCGGTTACGTCGTACTTCGTGCAAAGCGCCGACGGGAAACGGACTTGCACATACGAGCCAGCCGAAGCCGTCGCGCCACCGCGTTGCCAAATGGCACGCACATCCGACAGATAGTCGCCAGCCACAAGCAACTGACCAGCGGCCTTCGGTGCGTAGGAAGTCGAGGCCGTCCACGCGCCCGTCACGGCAGTCGCCGCGCCCGGCTCAATCTGTCCGACGTTAGTGGTAGCAAGCTGAATGACGGTGCCAGAAATCTTCGGCATGCGCATCGTCACGCGGTCAAGCAACTTGACAGGCGACCGCTTGCCGTCAAAGTCCACATTGCGATACGTCACGCCGGGGTCAAACTTGATGCCACCAGCAAACGCACCGAACACGGTCGAGCTGACGTATAGCACGCCAGAGTCGAGCAGAATATCGCTCGGAAGGGAGGAGGTGTAGCCAGTAAGCGGAGCAGTCATGATTCTATCCTACGTGGTGGGTGATGGTGAAACAATCTAATCTGCGCGAACCGTCAACACACGGGGCCACAGAAAAAACTCGTACGTTGCAATGACGCCCACCACGCTACTGTCGGCAGGGTCGGAGAACATCGGGATGGTCGAACGTGTGCGCGACCGCCCAACCATGATGCCAGAGGACGGGTCCGAGTAGGCCGTCAAGCATTGGTCTACAATGTCCATTGCCGTTTCTATCAAAGGCAATTGTAACTCGGGCTTGCCAATCGCTTGCACTTCCAGCAACGCCGTTTCGCGGTAGCCGTTGTACGCCGTCAAGCTCGTTCGATTGAGCAACATCGTGACGTACGGGAACTGCACGGGCGTTGGCTGTGAACGCACATAGATGCGGTCATTGATAAACTGCGCCAGCCGTTGATTGTCAGAGCTAACGTAGTCCAACAACGCTTGCCGTACGGTGCTGTAAATCTGAACCGTGGAAGCGGTGCTTGGCGTCTTGATGGCGCTTTTGGTAGCAAAACGCGGCTTGCTCACGGCGCCTCCATGTAGCGTTTGACAACACGCGCCCATGCGGTTTCCATGCCCTTTGATGCTTGCGCGGCAGTCGGCACCGCAATAGGTACGGAAATCTTACGACGCAAAAATACATTGTAATGCCCAAGTTCCCACCCAAGCGCAACCAACCCACGGTCCACAGGGCGGTCAAACAGACTCTTTGCGTCACCCGCCTTACGTCCCGGCGTCACCGTTGCGGTTGGCACACCAACCAACGTGTACCAACCGTCCTTGTCTTTCTCTGGCGCGGCACGACGCAATGCTTGGCGAATCTGCAACGTCGAACGAAAGTTGCCCGACGTGTAGTAATCGTTGTACGCCTTGCGTAGTTCGGTCAACAGGTACTCGGATGCGGCAACAATACCCGCACGGGCGGCACGGTCATACCGCGCCTCCGCTTTCTTGGCGTGGTTATACAAGAACTGCACGCCAATGTTAAGCATTACTGCGCCGACGTTGCGGCAACCGTGATGGTCGCGCTGGTCACCGACACCTGAACGCCAGCGGAAATCGCCGTCGTGGTAACGATGATGTTTGCGTCCGACGTTCCAACGTTGAGGTCGCACAGCGCGGTCGTGCCGTCCGACTTTAGGCAACGCGCCCACGCCGCCGTCCCTGTTGCATTGGCAGACGTATCGGGCGAAATGGCGGCAAACGTAATCACGCCGTTAGTCACCGACGCGGCGGCGGGATTGGCAAAGCGAAGCTCCGCCAAAAGCACTTGCGTTGTAATAGCGGTTGACGGACCAGCGGGACGCGCCCCGTCGTAGATGCGCAGATAGCCATCATTGAATTCGCCATCCACGCCATCAGCCATCAGATTGCGAGTAGCGTTGGTCCATCCAGTAAGCTTTGCCATTGGTTATGCTCCGGGTTGCGCATAGCGCGGTTGAGTGACCGCCAATGGGGTCACGACTTTGATAGCATTGTTGGTGCCACCAGTTACGATTTGATAGATGATTTCGCCGTTGTAATTGGTGCCAAGAATGGCGGTATTTGCGGCAGGGACAATGACGTAATACACGCCTGTCGAGGTGACCTCCGCCATGTCAAGCCCAATCAGTCCCGCAATGCTTTGCGTGCCAAGCGCGTCGGCGTAAAAGCCGACCTTCATGTTTGCCAAACCTGTCCACGCAATAAACGTATTGGTTGAGGACGACCACAGCTTGACCTCGGAGCGCACCAAATACGCATTGTTCGGATGAATGGTCTTGCTGACCGTCGTTGTATTCGTCACCGTCATTACGGATACCCCTGCGATTCGTCGCGAACCAGCGCGTATGGTCCAGAGTAATCATAAGCAATTCCGCGCACCGATACCACTTGATAGCTCATTTGCCAGTTGTCACCGTACGCTTCGCCAGCCGCCGTCATCGTACCCGTCAACAACTGTGCCACCACCATTGCACCAGCGGCTTCGGCGGCTCCTGTCATGGTGCCTGTCAAGAGTTGCGCAACGGTAAAGTCGCCGTATGCCTCCGCGCTACCAGTAAGCGTACCTGTCAATAGCTGTGCCACCGTCATATCGCCGTGCGCTTCGGCAAAGCCAGCCAGCGTTGCCACCAGCAATTGCGCCACTTGCATATCACCAAATGACTCGGCACTACCATCCAGCGTGGACTCAATCAACTGCGCAACCGTCATTTCACCATACGCTTCGGCGCTTCCATCTAACGCAGATGCAATCAACTGTGCCACGGTCATGTCGCCAAACGCTTCGACGGCGCCCGTCAAGTCAGCGGTGACAAGCGATGGCGCGGTTTCCAACAACAGATACGCCGCATCTTCAAGCAAGATGTCGTCGCCATCCTCTAGCAAGATGCGAAAGAAACTATCCATTACTGCATCTCCGCTTGGAGTTTCCGCAACGCTTCTCGCGCCGTGATGCCCGTCGTCATCTTGCCCTGCCCATCATCGGTCGTCCAACGCAACATCACCGCCGCGTCACCAACAGGCGCGGCTTCTAACGTACCGCCATAGCGTTGAATAAACGCCTCAATACGCGCCTCATCCGTGGGCCAGATTCCAGAACGCCGAACGTCCTGACCGCAGATGACACGCGCATCCATTACTGAATGAACCCCACCGCAGACAATGCCAACGACGTTGCACGAACACTTGTTGTGTCGGTTTCGTTTCGCACATAAACCGAAAGCTTGTCGTTCTGCACGACGGGAATCAACGCCGTTACGGAGAAGCCATAGCCCTCGTTCGAATCGGACAGAATTGCAGACACATGCACATTGGTAAGTGGCGTGCCATTTCTAGCAATCGTAATGCCAAACGACTTATTGTTTGCCGTGCAGACAAGTTCAACGTTCGCCGTAATCAACAAGATTTGCGCGACCGCTTTAGTCGCTTGCAATTCGTTGTTGGCAAATTGCGTAAAGCCATCTTGCCCAAGCGTCGTATCAAGTATCGTTGAACCAGCCAGCTTGACGTAGGTATTGGTCGTCGCAAACGTGGTCAACGCCGAAGCGGTCAAGTCAATTTGTCCTCGACTTGGAAACAGACTGACGACGACATCACGAATATCTTCCGCGCTGATATCGCCCGTCGTATTGTCAGGTAGTTGCGCCAAAAGGGTCGCAAGGATTTTTGGATTCTGTCCCATTAGTCAAATGCCTCATCAAACGCCGAAGAAAACTCGCTTGGACCAAGCAACAGGTGTTCGCCATCCAACACCTCGGCAGGGTCATAAATCGTAAACGTATCATACGACGACGGGTCAATCACTTCCAAGTCAATGCGCTGACCCTGCAACTGACGCAACGTGATGACGCCGCGAATGTAGTAGAGCGTTTCGTCCGACTCTTGCTTGACCAATCCGTACGGGTCCACCACAACGTAGTCTGCTACCATTGCTGACAACGTGGTGCGAATATCAATCTGCGTCATCGGCGCAGAGCCAACGTTCTGCCGTTGCGACGTCGCATCAATGCGGCCCCAATAGGTTCCGGTCTTGACATAGATAGCACGCGCAAAGCCGTCGCCGCCGTTTTCGTCCCGCCGATAGAACGTCAGGCGCGTATCAAGGAGGCCGGGAGCGACGTACATCAACCCGCCACAACCAGCTTAAAGGCACGCAAGACTTTCAGCACCCGTGCCGCCGTGTCTCTTGATACGTCCCAACTGATTGCCGTTCCCGCCGCGCTCTCGCTCGACGCATTGGGCGTACGCTTTTGATAAAGGTCCGCCGCAAGGTCAATGATGCATTGCGACAGGATGGGTTCTATTCTCGCGTAATCGCCCCGTAGAGACAATCCGCACGTGGTAGTAATGGTGTAGGGGCCATACGGAAATGAGTACCCGTCATTGGCGTAAATCATACCCGACGCGGTATTGATAGTGTATTCGTCGCTTGTTACCGTCGTGCCTTCACTATCAACAATCGTTGCCGTGGTATTGATAGGGCGTTGCGGGAAGATGAGCGACACACACGTTTGCCCATTGATAACGTCGGCTCTGTCAACCGCCGTCGTGCTAATTGCTGTAATCGGAACGTCAGTCCAAATTTCCAGTTGCGCTTTGGCGCGGTCAAGCAACGCTTGAAGCAACGTGTTCTCCGCGTTGCTTTCAATGCGCAAGTACGACTTCAGGTCATTGACGGTAGGGAGGGCCATTGCGTTTTGCCTGTGTCAAAATGTCTGCGTACTTCCGCCCAACAACCGGATAGTCGTGATACGTCCGCACGTACTGATGCACTCGCTCAACTTCTGCCGCATAGAATCTACGGTCTGTTGCGAGTTTCGCTAGGGCATCGCGCAGTTGGTATTCATCGTTTGCCGCCGTCCACGGGACAGCAATGCCCAACTTGCGCAAATCGTTCTGCGCTTCGGGGTCACCCGCAATCACCGCCTTGCCCATCGCCGCGCCTTCCAAGCCCGACCCCTGCATGCCAAGCCAGAACGAATCGAACACGGCATCGCACGATGCCTTGACGCGCAACGCTTGCCCATGCTCCATGTTCTCTATCAAGACGGGTTCCACCTTGATGTCCATGTGCATTTGCAAATAGTCGCACGCTCGCAAAAACTCTTGCGTGCCTTTGATGCGTCGCATCGTGGGGCTGTGCGCCACGCGGAATGGCTTGCCCTTGACGGTTTCTTCTTTGGCAATTTGCTGATAGTCATCCACGGGCATTGGGATAGGGAGCCAATGCTTAATGCCGAGCCGATGATGATACGGTCTGGCGCCAAAACAAATAGCGTCCATGCGGTCATCGTCGCCTTGATGATTGACCTTAACTGACCCTGCCATGTTGCCGGGGTCTACCGAGCCGTGATACGTCAACGCTTGCATCAAGCCATCACGCGTGCCGCGCCGTAGCTCGTTGCGCAAGATGCGATAGTCCATGTGACTATGCACCACGTCGGCAGTCTCGTACAACAACTGCACCGTGTTGGCGTCAATCTCTGTATCCCATTGGCGCAAGTCACAATGCTTGTTCGTATGTCCAAAGCGCACCAACGCCGACACCACCCCCGGCACCACGTTCGCCGCCGAGTGATAGCGATACACCGACGAGCCAGGGTCATAGGCAGTTATCTGCAATACCTTCAACGCGGAAGGGTCATAGGGCGTCGGCGTGTAGTGCGACTGAATCAGCGCGGGAGATAAAACCCGCCCTGCACTCGCCCACACGCGGTCAATTTGCGCCTGTGACGCCACCAACCCTCCCGCAAATAGAGCTTCCACTTGGTCTGTCGGAATGGTCACCCATTCCCCCTTCTGTGCCACCTTGCCAAACAGCAACGCTTTGGCACGCACATACACCAACGTTTCCGCAGACGCCGAAGCGGAGGGGGTGATGGCCCCCTCCGCACCGACTGTCCGTTTGGCTCTCGGCTTACGCAGAGGCCGTGTTGTCCAGCACGACGAACGGGCTGTGCTCGTCCACCTTGTTGCCCGACGAGTCAATCGCGTAGGCATAGGTCGAGGTCGGAAGCGGGATGCCCCCGGCGCGAGCAACGAACCGATACGTGGTGATGTCGTTCACGAACTTGTAATGAATCGACGACTCGACGGTAAGCGCCTGACGAAGCCCCATCGCGTAGAAGTCGCCGTTCACCAGCGCAACATCGCCCTCGGTCCCGAGCGTCGGGAGAAGGTCCGTGACAATGACCGGAAGCCCGAGAAGGGTCATCTGCGGCTTGTCGCGGAGGTTCGGAATCCACGTGACCATCGTGTTGTTGGTGGTCTGCATGGCGAACAACTGCGCAAGCACACGGCGGGAAATCATCCACACCGAGTTCGGGCCGTGCGTGTGGCGCTCGTACATCTGGAACGCATCACGAGCCGTGAACGCATTGACGGTCTGACGCACCACTTTGAGGAGCGCGGTGTTGTTGGTGTTGAACCCGCCGAGCGGCTGGCTCGACCCCGTGCCGTCGATGGTGATGTCTTCGTTAATCTTGTTGATGACCTGACCGCCAACTGCGGCAGTCACCTCGGCGGGAAGCTCACCCGTGAAGTCATCGCCAAGAAGCTCGTCGCCAAACTCGGTGACGGCGGCGTACTTGTACATCGTGAGGAGACGCTGACCGAAGTTCGGGTCACGCTCCGGCTTGGTCGCGCCTTCGCCAACGATGGTGACGTTCGCAATCTTACCCGCCATCGGGCGGTTAAGGGTGGACGTACCCTCGTCCTGAAGGAGATACGGGATGCGGAGCGAACGGCCCGGCACGTTGTAGCGACGGGCGTACTGGAACAGACCCGGCTGGGCGTTGCTCACCGAGAAAATCTCGGGAACCTGCGACAGCGGAAGAAGGAACTCGCCGCCGTTGGTGGAACCCGTGATGGTGCGGGTCATCATGTCAACCGTGCGAAGCGCCTCGGCCTCCTTCGCGTTCGACGGACCCTTCGCCACGGCGCGAACATACGAGCCGATGGACGGGAACGCCTTGACCAGCACCGAACGAACCTTCTCGTTCGCGTCCTTCATGCCAGCGAACTCGGTGCGCTCATCCGAACCGACGTCCATGCGGGTCAGCCCCTCGTCGCCACCCTGACGCGCAATCTCGGCATCAGCGGTGAACTCGGCGGCAGACTGCGCACGCATCTCAAG